AGCTTGGAATGAAGTAAGCTTGAAAAAGCACTACTTCAATCCTAAGAAAAAAAGAAAAGCTCCCTCAGTGGAGAGAGAGCGAAGACGCTTAAACAATGAAGCTGTCAAAAAATCTGTCACTCGCAGAAGTGACCAAAAGCATCACGGCTAAACGCCTTGGTATAGACAACACACCAGATGAGTGGGTTACAGAAAATCTCAAAAAGGTTGCAGAGCACATTTTTCAACCTGTACGCGACCATTTCGGAAAGCCTATATACGTGTCGAGCGGGTATCGTTCGGCTGATCTCAATGTTGCGATCGGGGGCTCGAAGCGTAGTCAGCATGTGGAAGGCAGAGCACTCGATCTTGATGGTGACGTATACGGACGTGTGTCAAACAGTGACATCTTCCGCTACATACTCAACAATCTTACGTTTGATCAACTCATTTGGGAGTTTGGTGATGAAGATAATCCTGATTGGGTTCACGTTTCTTTCATTCATGATGGTGTTAATCGTGGTAGGTGCCTCAAAGCTTGTCGTGACGATAAGGGAAAGGTGTACTACGAAGTGATGTTTGGCAAAGGATTGTAATTGCTTATATTTGCATCATGTCTACACTATCAGTAACAATAAACGAGAGCATTACCATTAACGGTAAAGACAGAGGTAGCGAGATCTCCCTCGATGTTGATAGCATTACTCAAGTGATGCACCGCATAGTGAGTCTTCCTGCTGATGGTGGTAGCACAGCTACGCAAACCACAGTAGCTAATTTTAGAACAGCCGTCACTACTGCTGATAGCGCTATGGACGATGACGATGTCAGATACATCAGAGTAACAAATCTGGACTCTAGCAACGACGTTCACCTGTCTTTGCAGCTAGCTGCCAATGGTGACGCTGATGCGTCAACCCAGGCAAGCATCCGCCTAAACGCGGGAACCAGCTTTATATTGAGCAAGTCTGTCGGTGTTGCTGCTGTTGATGACGATGCAGCCACCGCTACTGCTATTGGAAGCTTGGTGGATCTAGAAAGCATTATTGCTGTCAATGACAACAACGCTGACGTAGACGTAGAAGTCTTTGTAGCTAGCGTTTAAGAATCAAGTTTCTTGTAAAAAGCCTGAACAAGCAGGCGCCCTCTTTGAGATAGGGCATATCTCACCCTGTAGTTGTATTTCGTTTCCTCTCTAAACAAGTGGTCCTCCAATTTATTGGATGGAGTCATCTTGTCAAAGTGTTTGTAGAGGTAACCTTCCTTAACTAACGGATACACAAGCCTTTCCGCTAGCTTTTTCTCTGAGTATTCGTAATCCTTAGCTGCATACTTGAGGGTAAAGAACTCTAGATCGTAACACCACAGCATAAAAAGCATCTCTCGTTCAAAGATGTCTCTCTTGTCGCAGAAGGACATCATAGTAGTTCTCAACCGCTTGAGGTAGTTGTTTTTTACGTACCTTTGATTGAGGTGGGAGAAGTCGCGGAAGAGCTTCTTTTTGGAAACTAAACTTTTAGGCATAGTTATGGATTACAAAGATATGGAAGAAGAAGGGTTCTGGTCTGAAGTTCAAGAAATTTCTCAAGCTTTTTTGGAGATATGCCACAAGTATGACATGAGCGATAGGGTTATTTCAGCTTTTGTTGTAGGTTTGCTTGAAGAAATTGACGAAGACAAAAGCAACATGCGGGCTTTTTTCAACTACAACATTCAAAACGAACTTGAATTAGACGTAATAACTGGCTTTATGCAGGACTCTTACAGTCCGCCCGAAGACCAGGGTCCAGATCTAAACGATCTATTAGATGGGCTGGGTATATCATTAAATTAAAATGGAAGGACTTATTAGAAAAATCATCATTGGCAGAGACCCTAAAGATGCCATGGCCTACTACGTAGGGATGAGAGCAGGAGACGGGAAGGTCTCTGCTATAGTTATGGATGAAGAGCATCTGTATAGATATCAAAAAAAAAGATATCTCGTATATTTACAATCAGAAGATGGACAAGTGCTGTGGAAGTCTGTAGATGACATGCCCTGCATTGTTGAATATGACTGTAACTTCTGACAAACATGAACAACCTATCTACCAACGGCTCTGAGTTTCTTCTTCCAAACGGAAGACCATACCGTGGTAAATATCACATTCATGTTCGTCAAGGAGCTATGGTTGGGGCAACACACACCTCGACCGACCACGCCAGACTAACACCAGTAAACCAAGCTGTAGCTGAAAGGGTAGCTAGCATTCAAAGACAGCTCAGGGGTCAACAAGTACGTGCAAATAAAATTCAATCAACTAGAGCTACCAACCGCAGACTCACAGGAAGAGCACCACAAAGTCGCCCTTCAGGAGGAAGTTCTAGCGGCAGTAGCGGCTACTAATTAAAATGAAAACATTAGACATTTTTGTTGTTGAGTTAGAAAAAAAACTCAATGACACAATTACCACGGACGGTGGTTTAGAGCTTTATGTAGATTCAAGATTCAATGAATTTGAACATAGAGTAAATGAGGCGACTGTTGTTTGCTCTCCTGTAAAACACAAGACAGGAGTTGAAGTTGGTGATACACTATACTTTCACCACCTCGTTGTAATCAATGACGGTCAGCCTTTAACTGGTGATGATAACCACTACCTTGTTCGCTATGACCCAAACCACACTGTAAACAATCAGGCCATAGCATATAAAAGTGCAAAAAGTGGACACATATATAGTCTTGGCGGTTGGACTCTTCTCTCGCCTGTTGAAGAAGTTGCTGACCCTGGGGAGCAAAGCGACCTTATCGAATTGGTCAAGCTCACCGACTCTCCTGTTCGCAAAGCTCGCGTTGCTTTTAACGCTCCTTGGGTTGAAGAGCTTGGGCTCTCTGTTGGCGATGTGGTGGGCATTAAAAAGAACAGAGACTACGAGCTGACTATTGACGGCGACAAGTACTTTAGAGTTAGGGCTGAAGATATTCTTTATGTCGAAGAAGAGGTTCACAACGACTGACGCCGCCGTGCGCCTTATGAAGTCGATGGAGGTTGCTATAGACAACATGATCGACGAAGTAAGAAAGCCTGTTGATCCTGAGATCAACGGTAGCGCACGTAAAGCTGAGCTTCAGTCCATCAAGCAAACAGCTACGGATTGCAAAGAACTAATTGTTGAAAGACAACGATTAGAGCAAATGATAAAAGACCTGCAAACAAATGGGGGAATCCAAGAAGCCAAAGACTACAGCGGAGGTTTTGCTGAAAGATACTCTAAGTGATTGGAAAGAAATAGTATGGCAATACAATAAAACAGATTTTAAGTTCTGGGAGGATTCCTGGAACGATGAGTTCGAAGACTGAGTTGTTGGTTTTCGTCAGGCGGCCCTCTACGCAAATGGGCTTATCAACTGGGGCGTAGTTCAGTTGGTTAGAGCGTCTGTCTTATACACAGGAAGTCGCGGGTTCAAGTCCCGCCGCCCCAACAATTTATTATATTTGCAATATGAAAGTCAAAAAGCGAGACTACAAGAAGGAATATGCTAAGTACGGAAAAGGCGGTAAAGCCAAGAAGTACAGGGCTATCCTGAACCGCATCAACCGCCGCAAGGGGACTTACGGCAATGGCGATGGTCTCGACGAAGCCCATGTAGGGTCATCTGACAAGACTGCACCTCAGCCTGAATCTAAGAACAGAGCAAACAATAGACCTAAGAAACGTAGAAGCAGGTGACAAAAGAGTGCCCACGTTGCAGGGAGGTAAAGTCTGAGTCCGAATACTACATTAGAAAAGACAGGAAGGGAGGCGCAAGTTTAAGCGGTTACTGCAAGGCTTGTGTCTGTCAAGAAAGAGTAGAAAGGGGGCAGATTTTTAAACAGAAATGCGTTGACTACAAAGGAGGGAAATGCGAAAGGTGCGGATACAGCGCCCACAACTGCGCCCTAGACTTTCATCACAACGACCCTGAAGAGAAAGATTTTGGAATTGGATATCAGCGCAGAACTAAGTTTGATGATAAAATTATGGCAGAATTAGACAAATGTTCTTTACTTTGCTCTAACTGCCACAGAGAAAAACATGCGGGAGTATTCTAACAAATGCGCGAGTAGCATAACTGGATAATGCCCAAACCTTCTAAGTTTGTTATTGGGGGTTCGAGTCCCTCCTCGCGTACATAATTTAATGAAATGGCAAAGACACAAGTAGGCACTTACACTGCAAAGACTGTTAGAAGAAAAGGCGTCCACGCCAAGACAAAGCAGTCTAAGAACAAAAATTCAAAGAAATACAAGAAGCCTTACGCTTCACAAGGACGTTAATTATGGCTGAATACATTTGCAAGTGTGAAGAAAAGCACGAAGACTCTAAAAGCGGCGTTTCTATCAAGTTTGGCAACGAAGGAGCTTATCACGAAATCAAGTGTCCATGCGGCAAGTACATGGATCTAAAGAATCCAAAGTCTGGCGCTCCTAGCTTTAGAAGCAACAGGTATGGACAAGTCTACTGATGTTCAGGACGTTGTCGCAATTTGCCCCAACGGTACGAAGGGTGAAGTTCTTGAACTCGGTGGCCTACTCATTGCACTTCCCGCTCAGCCTCCCGAAGAAGAAATTTTTGGACATGAAAAGCCAAACGACCTGCAGCTGTGGGAAAGGCTTTCTATGCCTCAGGAGTTGTCTAGGATTAAGTCTATGGATGAGTGGTTCGAGACGCCCAGGGAGTTTCGACAAAAGTTTTCTCCGTATATCGAAGAGGAGTTTCGCCGCAGGCGTGAAGGCTTTTGGTTTTTCAATGCAGGTGAGCCTACATATATTACGGGCAGGCACTACATGATGCTCCAGTGGACCCGAATGGACATCGGGTATCCAGACTATTTAAACTTCCAAAGAGAAATTTTCTTACATTTGTGTGCGTGTGAGGCGGACCCACGCTGCATAGGGCAGCTGTACACCAAGTGCAGGCGTAGCGGATACACGAATATCTGCTCGTCTGTTCTTCTCGACGAAGCCACACAAGTCAAAGACAAGCTCCTGGGGATACAGTCAAAGACTGGTAAGGACGCCCAGGAGAATATATTCATGAAGAAGGTCGTGCAGATGTTCAGGCACTACCCCTTTTTCTTTAAACCTATTCAGGATGGAACGACCAATCCGCGCATGGAGCTGGCTTTTCGCGAGCCGTCTAAGAGAATCACGAAGAACAATAAGACTACGCAGAAGGGCGAGGCTCTTAATACGGTCATAAACTGGAAGAACACCACCAACAACGCATACGACGGTGAAAAGCTTCATCTGTTGTATCTAGATGAGGCTGGCAAGTGGGAGAAACCTACGGACATCAGAGATGCCTGGAGGATACAAAGAACCTGCTTGATTGTTGGTAGGAAGATTATAGGGAAGGCCATGGTGGGGAGTACAGTAAACCCCATGGACAAAGGTGGCAAGGAGTACAAAGATCTTTGGAGAGATTCAGATCCCAACGAAAGAAACAAAAACGGGAGGACCAGGAGTGGCCTGTACAGGCTGTTTATACCTGCCTACGACTCTCTAGAGGGTTTTTTTGACAAGCACGGGAGAGCCATTCAATCTGATCCAGAGGAAGTTGTTGCTGGCCTTGACGGGGAGGATATTGTCTTTGGGGCAAGGACTTACCTTAAGAATGAAAGAGAAAACCTCAAGAATGATGCCTCTGAGCTCAACGAGGTTATTAGGCAGTTCCCGTTCACAGAGGATGAAGCCTTTAGAGATAGCATTGATGGCAGTCTATTTAATGTAGGACACATCTATGAGCAGATTCAGTACAATGATGAACTGTTTCCAAACCCAATCGTAAGAGGCAACTTTGTTTGGAAAGGAGGGGTTCAGGACACCGAGGTTGTATTTAAGCCTGATGCCAACGGCAGGTTTAGAATAGCATGGATGCCTCCAGTAGAGTTGAGAAATCAAAAGAAGTTTGAAAGAAACAAACGCATTGCACCTAATGCAGAGCTGGGGGTAGGCGGGGTTGACTCTTACGACCTTGACGCCACCGTCGATGGACGGGGGTCTAAGGGGGCACTACACCTTTACAACAAGTTTCACATGCAACACCCTGCGAACATGTTTGTATTGGAGTATGCGTCCCGTCCGCCTTTGGCTAAAATATTTTATGAAGACTGCTTGATGGCTGCTGTATTCTACGGTTACCCACTCTTAATTGAAAACAATAAGTACGGCATTGCAAGACACTTTGAGTCAAGAGGTTACGATGGGTACTTAATGGATAGGCCTCGCCACTTGATGAGCGCAAATGCTAAGGTGAATGTAAAAACCAAAGGCATACCTTCAAACTCTCAAGACGTCATACAAGCTCATGCTCACGCCATTGAGGAATATATACACAACAACGTTGGAGTTAACAGAGAAACTGGTGACTACGGCAAGATGTATTTCAACAGAACTCTAGAAGATTGGATTGGATTTAAAATCAACGATCGAACTAAGTTTGACCTTACCATTAGTTCTGGATTGTGTCTTCTTGCCTCACAAAAAGCAAGGGTAAAAAAGAAAGAATCTAAGTTTGATGAAAGGCGTTTTTTCCGCAGATATGAGGTACGCGGATGATTTGTTATATTTGCACTAAATCAGCTGTAAATGTACAATAAAGAGAACTCTAAGTCTGGTTTCCCAGATCCTCTTGCTAGTTCTGTAGAGAAACAAGACAAGAGCTACGGGCTGCAATATGCAAAAGCCATTGAGGGGCAGTGGGGCAAAATGACCGACAAGAGTTCTTTGTATGGTAGCAGAAACGAGATATTTAAAAGAAATAGGCACTACGCCAACGGTACTCAGGATACTACCATATACAAGAAGCTTTTGACTTCTTTGAATCCAAATGATGGAGAGGGTAGTTTGTTGAACTTGGATTACACTCCAGTTCCTATTCTGCCAAAATTTGTGCGTATTGTAGTCAATAAGATTCTTTCTCGCAACCCATACCCCAACCTTGAGGCTGTTGATCCACTCTCTTCTTCTGAGAAGAACAAACAAAAGCAAAGACTAAGAACTCAAGTAGCTTTAAAAAAAGATCTTCAAAACTTAAAGCAGCAAACTGGGGGGTTGGTTTTAGATGTAGATCCAGATCAGCTGCCAGATTCATTAGAAGAGGCGGACATCTTCTTGGACACAAACATAAAAACTGACGCTGAAGTTGCGGCACAGGTCGCAACAAATATGACCCTGTCATGGAACAACTTTAATGACGGCACATACAGGCGTTGTGTTAATGACCTGGCTGCGCTCGGTATGGCTGTTGTTAAAAGAAACAATGATCCTAACTATGGGATAAGCACCGAGTATGTCGATCCTGCAATGTTTATTCACGGATATACAGAGGACCCCTTTTTTGAAGACATTGTTTATGCAGGCCACATTAAAGAAATGACAGTTAGTGAGTTAAAGAGACTTGCTGGCAACGAGCTTTCTGATGATGATTTGAAAAAAATCTTGAAGGTTGCTTCAAAAAGATCAGACAAATACTCCCCCCATAACGACTACAGAAGCTACAACTCAAAGAATGATTACAGCCAGTACATGGTTCAGGTCTTGGACTTCGAGTTTATTTCTGTAGACTGCATGCACTTTCAAGAAAAGCAAAACCGCCACGGAAACGTAGGGTTTTACTATGAGGGCTTTCAGTTTAAAGAGCGTCAAGGATCTGTTTACGAGCGCATACCACATAAGATGGAAATGCAGATGCTTTACGGAGGGACCTACGTCTTAGGCACAAATCACATAGTCAACTATGGCAAGAGTGCGAACGTCCCCAAAAACGTCCACGACTTGTCGCGGTGTAAGCTTTCATACTCTCCTGTTGCCACCAACTTGATGGACAACATGCCAAAGTCTATGGTTGATAGCTGTGTTGG